TTCTCGTAACCATATGTTAGTTGGGTGATTGACATGACCAGCAAGATACAGATGTTTATTCATCTTTCGGTCTGGATGTTTCCACCTTTTAATCCTCGCACCATTCTTGGTTCTATCAGTATACATTTCACCGTCAAGAACTCTGTGTGCAGTACACAACATTTGTTTGTACTCTGTAGGCATCTTGACTATGTGTTTGTCACAATGATACTCAATAGAAGTCCAAGGGTCTTCATCTAAGTAGAAAAAGTTCATAATGATTTTATCCTATCTAAAGTTTCATATACTGTTGTTACGCCTGCATAACCGACTACATCATCAGTAATAGGAGTATCGTAACACAAATCTCCCTTGGAGTCAAGTACTGCAATTTCATACAATCCTCTATCACCCCCATAAGATACATCATGAGAAACTACGGATGCACCGTACCCATTTTCAAATTCATATACATATCCAACTCCATTGTGGATATTATATTTTCTTTTATAACCTTCTAACATTACTTTTCCCATCTATAAAATATATGGTCTTCTATTTCAATTGTCTTTGTCTTAGTTTTTCTCCAAGCTGGATAAACATAATCTGCATGATAATGTGTTGCACCTTCAGTTATATCTACAACTGATATATCACCATAAACCAAATCAAGTGCCATGTCATATAATGCACCGTATGTTGTTGGTTCTTTTGGGTCATCGCTTTTACCATCACAGTACCAGCTGAACTGGCATCTGTTTTTTATTGGAAAGTATTTTCTTTCATGCTCTGGAACATTCTTACCTCTAGTTTTCCAAGACTCTCTAACAGGCCCTTGATGCACAACCTCACAAATTGTGTTAGGAAATCGACTATCCCTCACACGATTTAACACAACTAAACTAACTGCAAGTTGTCCAGCAAGTCCTTGACTACGAGCCTCGTAGTACATATTTTTTGCAAGACAAGTTGCTTGTTTATCTAGATACTGTGTCGCATCATGTGGAGTTACGTCTACACCAGCGGCTGATGCAGACACAACAAAAGTAGTTAATAGTTCCTTAAGCACTTTTTTCTACCATAAACGCATCCAGATATTCTGGATTAGAAGTTTGAAGTGTATAAACGCTACCAAAATACTTTTCAAAAGTTCTCAGTAAGTTTATATAGTCTCCAGATTTCATCTCATTTAGGATGCTATTTTTTGTTTCTTTATCAAACCCACTTTGTTTCATAGTTTGATTTGCATATCCCAAGAGAACAAAAGCGTTCCCTTGAGAACCATCTAAATCTATTACAGTAGTAGATGGTCTACCTTTGGCTTTGACTGTCATACTGGTTCTCCTTCCAATGTTTCAAATCCCATCATAGCAACAACATACTTTTTGTTACCAACTAAAATTTGGTCACCCATTGAGGTTGACCTATGACCCCACTCTTTACCACTATCATCTTTTGTAAGTGGTTTCATAACAGTGACATTAGGGTTAAAATCACCATTTGGTTCACCGTCTTCAAAAAACTCTTTCTTGATAGACCACGAACCCATTACGTTGTTTGTCCAACGATATGCATATTCCAAAGTTTCATTCAATGATGGTAACTCTGGTACATTTACAAACGCTACAGTTGAAGGTTTATCTTCAAACGCAGTGTGTATTACAGCAACTTGTGTCATCTCACATTCTCCCATTAAAATAATTTAGTTCCAGATTCAGCAGCTTTTTGCATTTCAAACATTTCTGCTTCCTCTTCCATTTGAGTTTCAAACTCTTCAACGACTGCTTTCTTTTCAGCAATCATACTCTCAAGTGACCAAATAGCCATTCGCTTTTCATCACTTGCACCTTCAGTTAAACTAATAACTGCACTTTCAAGTCTTTCAATATCTGTCAGTAAATCTACCATAATATCCTCACTTTTCTCATTTACGAATCATAGTACCATGTTTTGATAACAAAGTCAAGCACTTTCTATCATACAACCGAAAGTATTTTTCACTACAAAGGTGGTATCTGTACCTTCAGCCATCTCATTTAGAACCATCTTTTCTTCCTCTGCATTACCCAAACATTGGTGCAAAGAAACAATTTCTGGTTGATTGTCTGGTTTACATTCCAGTATTGCCCAACCATCTATTGCATTTCCATTCTTGTCAAACATTATATTTCTCCACTTTCCCAAACCATAAGTGCAAGTTTATCTTGCAACCTATATGCTTCTTTTTCCCAAGGTAAATCATAGTAAGTAGTTTTTGGATTTACCTTTCTACCTTTCCAAGTAGCTGCACCAAACTCAACACATTCATCAGTCATTTCATTTCGTGCATACTGTTTGACATGAACCATCTCATGACATATTGTAGTAACCAATTCAGTGATACCGATATCTTTGTTGATTTCAATAACGAAAGTACGATTGTTATCTTCCATCAAACACCAACCAATCGCATCTCTGTCGGTTTTAGTAAACTTTTTAAGTTTCACCTCAATGTCCAAAGTTCTAAACCTTGGAAGTAATTCTGCAATCATTTGGTGAGTAGTAGTTTCAGCGACTTTTCTCTGAGTTTTATTACCACCAGTAACCGTCACAAAATTCATTTTTTTCTCTCTTTTTTTCATTATATTATCATTTTAGACTAAAATAGGGGTAAAGTCAAGCATTATTATTTTCTCTTATAAATCAAGGGTTTAGGGGAATAAAAAGAGGGGGTAGACTGAGCTACCCCCCAAGGGTGATTCGCTAATATGGTTGAGAGAGAGAGTGAGAGGTTTTTACCATATTATGAATCATTGACTATATTTGTATCATAATCAAGATGCAAAGTCAAGTCAAATAATGTTACCGTTTGGCATCCAATAATCATCTGTCCAACCAAATGCAGATTTTACCACTGCATCAGAAAGACCTTTATATTTTTGATGTAGGATTTTGTCCTTTGCATAACAGACAACTTCTGCCTCTGATTTATGCAAACCTTCTAACATCTGAATGAACATAGTTTCTTTTCTCATTTTGGGTGTTTGATTATCTGCACCTTCAATATAGTGCCAGAACTTTCTTACCTCTTGAGAAAGAAGTGTGTGTTCTGTTCCTTCAGGCGCTTCATTTGGTTTGTAAGGTACTTGACCTTCAGGCATAACCCATTTAATTTTTGGGTCAAAAGAAGATTTGATTAACATTCTGAGAGGCTCACTATCGTGTTCCTTTAGAACTGCAATCTTCTTATCTTTAGTTTTTGCATTATTCACTTTTGTCAATACTTCTGACATTAGTGGTGTATATGTATTCACTGTCATTAAAAGTCTCCAATATTCTCCATTAGGTTTTTTAATCTATACTTCACAAAATAATTTAGTAACTGTTTTCTATCTTTACTTGGTGTTTCCAAATAGGTCTGAATACATTTACTTACTAATTCTTCTGGAATATAGTTGAGGTCTATTAGAGTTCTGTTTCTATGAAAGTTTCTCATCATCTCTTCATTACAGAAATCTTCAGGCTCAAGTTCAATCCAAGTTTCAAGTTTTCTTTTGGAAATGGGTCTTTGTCTTAACTCATCTACAAAAGTATTATCTGGTGATAAAAAGTTTGGAACTCCATCACTTCTATCACCTTGAAGTATATGCGTCTTAATATATGTAGTAGGGTCTACACCATTCATAAATTTCTTTTGAGTTGGACTATACTGTGATACAAAATTGTGTTGTTGTAGTTGTATAAAATCCTTGTCACCAGAAAGTATTAATACCTTCTCATAATTCTTTGGTTCTTTTGCGACATGAAAAACAACAGATGCGATAATATCATCAGCTTCTGCATTTTCTACTTGCAATACTTTGTATGGGAAAAATTCATCTAGTTCATCACGAATTAGATGTAAAGTATCAAAGATAGAGTTCCAATCTAACTTAGATGTTTTTCTATCTTTTCTACGACTGTGTTTGTAATTTGGGAATATATCTCTTCGCCAGTTTGTCTTGTCATCATAACAAAGTACAAGTTCACCATATTCATCAGTAAACTTCCTTCGATATCCCCTTAATGAATTTAGAACCATATGTCTAACTAAGTCTGGTTCTATTTCTTTTCGTCCACCAATTTGCACCATCAGATTAGATAGTGTCACTTGGTTCATATCAACTAATATCATCTCCGTCACCACTATCATGTTGTGGAAGACATTTATCAATTTCATTCAAGTTTACTTTTGTAATCACTTGATTATCATCTGTCATTTCTGTCTTCACTATCAAATCCATAAAATCTTGCATTGGGTGTGTAAATCCCATTTGTCTATAAAGAGCTCCTCTAACAACTTCATTAAGGAAACTTATGTCACCTATAAATCTATCCTTCTTAATATCAAAACCATTTTCACCTACATTGTGAATAAGATTAATCATAAGACCTTCTGCAAGATTATCACAAAAGGCTAAATCCTCTTGCATCCTTACAGCATCTAAATCCACAATCTTTGGTTTCTTTGGATTAAATTTAGTTGGAAATTCTATGACATTATCGTTCAATAACCTAACTCCATCTGTCTCTTTTCTATTTTCTTGAGATACCTACGTCTACCAGCAGCTTTTGCTCTACGTTTCTTTTCACCTTTACTAATGAAATAACTACGTTCTCTCAACTCTTGAAAGAATCCATCTTTCATAAGTTTCTTTTTGAGAACTCGCAACGCACCATTTACATCAGAGGTAGTAGTACCATCTTTGTTCTTTACTTGTCGAACTGTAACAGTCATACCTTCATCTTTCTGATATTTATCTTTCTTATCACGAAAGCCTCTTTTATTAAATTTATTGTATCTCATACTTCTCCTTATTAGTTATTATTATATATTCGTTCACAAATACCACTCTCTGTAATAAAACTAGTAGTGTGTACTGCAATCTGTGGGTAATATGATACTATCACAAAACCTACAATTATCCCTAAGATAAACTTCAACATTATGTTATCCTACACTAGTTCTTTAGTAGAGTCAAGTACTTTTTCAACACATTCTACAGCTTCATTATCGAAACCACCGATATGCCAGTTATACTCTTCTGTAGGTATATAACCATCTTTCCAATTGTAAATAGTCGCTTTGACATAGTTGAAGTCTTCTTCTCCCCATTCATCTGTGAATGGAACGGTAAACTCTAATGTCCACTGTGCATTAACCTTTTCATAAGGACTTGCATCTGTTTCAGTAGGTTCACCAAAAGCTTTAACTAACTGTCCATATGTTGTTTTTACATATCCTTGTAAACTAGACATATTGACATTTACATATTCACTGTTTTCAAACTCTAACACTCTATAACCTCTCCTTTCCCAATCCATACTAATAGTTCTTCAAACAAAATTTCCCATGTATCTTTTCTCTCTTTCAAGTAATCAAAAGCATACACATTTTCTTTTGCCCATTTGATAGCATCTTTTGCATTATCAAACTCACCTTTCAAACCCAACTTATTCGCTTGGGTATAAACGATATATTTCACATTCTTCATTACGCAGCCTCCTCTTCTAAAAATACTCCACAATATTTTACAACGTCCTCAGGCGTTGCATAGTAATCAGTGTACCTATCAAAAGGCACAATCATACCACCACAATCTGGGTCTTTACAGACCGCTCCGACATACCAACCAGCGGCAGATGCCATTACGATATTCTCAGAGACAGGCATCTCTGTACCGTAAACATTACAGTTGGTGAATTTAACGTCTTTGATGTTTTTTTGAATTTTCATAATTACCTCACTCTCTCAATTATATTTACATTATACACTGTTCTCACAACAATGTCAAGCACTTTTTAATAGTACCCCCAAAAGTCACTCCACATATCGTCTACCACACCTTCTGCGATACCGATATCAAAATGGGTGGTCAAACCTAACTTTTCTACCACAAAGGCTTTCATCTCTGCGATATGTTCACACTCACCAATCTTGGTTTCAAGACCTTCAATATCAAAGACTTTCTCTTCAATATCCATCATGTAGTTCTTAACTTTTCCCATAATTTACCTCTTTCTCTTTATCTTACTCTTAGAGTATACCTTGTTTTGATAACAGAGTCAAGTCTTTTTTTAGGAATTTTGGGCTAAAAAAAACCCTTGAAAATCAAGGGTTTCTTTAGAGATTTTTAATGGTGGTGGAGATGTTCTATTAGTTCTTTGAGTTTTCTCTTGGATTTACCGTTCATTTTCGATTTTTTGACCGAATCAAGGTTTTCCAACGAATCACCCACAACTACAAGGGCAATCATACCCATACCTTTGTGGGGGGTGCAAACGTAGAGATATACGCCTTCT